GACCTAGGTCCCTCTCAGAGTTTATCTCAACCTCCTGATTCTCAAATTGGAGTTCAACATGACCGATATTCTTCGCGAGAAGCTAGCCTCGTATGGTCACATCGAAGGCTATGTGATTGATCACACAGCTGGAGACCAGACCTTTATGAGAACCGCTTCTAACGGAGATACCAAACTTGAAGACGTCGTCGGCGGTTATGTACCGGGACGGCCCTTCAAGGTTACTCGTTCCCTCCATAACGGGGGGACGATAACTGGTAAACAGTTCCATGCAAATGGAAATTTGCTTCGTACTTTCTCTAACTATCCTATGACAGTTAGGGAAGTACCAGCATACCGTATAGGTCATCTTGAATTACCAGCACGAAGTGCAGACGCAGACCTTGTGAAACAACTTCTCGGGAGAACTAATCCGTTCAAACCCGTTTTAGGTGTTCCGCAGTTTGTATACGAACTACGTGACATTCCTGCCACGTTTCGTTCGTACGGTAAGTCCATTATCCGTGGACTTGCTAGAGGCCATCTTACCTATGAATTTGGTATTAAACCTCTAGTTTCCGATCTGCATAAGCTAAGGGGTCTCATTGAGACTTCTCAGCGACGGGCCAATTTCTGGAGGAAACTCCAGACTGAAGGCCATGCAACTAGTGCTGTTACCCTAGAGTCTGTTAGTGCTAATGAGTCAGCTTTTGTAGACTGTCACACTAGCGATGGTTATTTCTCCATTAACTGTCCTTCTATGCGCAATTCTTATCGCGTCATACGAGGATACGTTATATGGGAAACAACTGCTAACTTTCCCGAAGTCCCAGAGGATATCACTAATCTTTTTGCTCGGGCCATGACTGGTCAGACATTAGATTTAGCGAATCTCTGGCAGGTTCTTCCGTGGTCGTGGCTAGTCGACTGGTTTTCCAGTGTAGGCGATACGCTAGAAGCGAATCGCGGTTCATATTACGTAACGCCGAAAGGTGTTAGGCTTATGAGCACTGTAAAAACCACTCGATCCATTCCCACGTTTACTGGTATTCCGTCAGATTTGACAGTACCGTATACGTCTCTTTATGAGACGAAAGAACGTTGGGTTCCAAATCTTGAGGATTCATCACCTCTATCCGTGCCTATCTTTTCAGTAAGGCAAGGATTGATCGCTTCTTCCTTGATTGCTAGCCGAGGGAGATGGAGATCATAATCCACCTCTGCAGCTAGTAATCTCTGTATTTCTCATCTATATGGTTCTCTCGTTCCATCAAATGAGTTATACAAAATTCAAAGGAAGAAACACATGTTTGCTGATCCGATCACTATTACGATCAATGCTGTTGCGAAAAACTTGGTTCGCGTCAATCAGGATTCGTACTCAAGTACTTATCTCCTGAAAGAAGCGACTCAGGAATTTCAGCTTAATATTCGCCATACGTCTTATCTTGATAAGACTCGTGGTGGTATTAAGGTCGAAAGGCATACTGCTGAGCTCATCCAGACGATCTATCCTGTGGCACCGGCTACACAGCCGACTCGCTACAAGGAATATTTCGTTTGGGAACTTGACCAGGGTGCCAATCAGGCAAATGGCGTTTATTTTGCTCTTGGTTTTGCCGGATTCCAATCCAGCAATAACCTGAACAAAATGTTGGGCTGGGAGTCCTAATCGGACTCCAAATCCAACTCGCGATCTGATCGTATCGGCGGATGCTGCATGGAGATACAGCATGAAAAGCCGAGCAGAACATGTGATGATAGATGCTATCCGAGCTGTCTTTAGAGACATATTGGATACGTACCCATCATGCTACAGTGATTTATCAAGAGATCTTGATAGACTCACCCGTAGTGTCTCATCACGGGGGATTGACGTTTTTCTACGTCTCCTTCCCGACCTTGATAGTGCACTTCTTAGTGCATTATCCGGTGGTCCTATTCTTCAGGGGGCGTTTCTTAGAAGGAAATCGCCCGCTGACCATAGGCCGCGCTTTTTGCACGGGCTATGGAGTAGGATCTTTGATGAGAGATGTGTCTTACTCGATGATGCCGATACTAATTCAATCCTGTTTATCCGCCAAGTTGCGGTTATAGGAAAGAAATTAGATCTACCTTGCTCAACTGAGATAGTCCATAAGACTCTCATAGATTACAAGGACATAGATAATGGACTCCCAAAACCCACCTTCCGATGGGAAGAAGAAGCTCCAAACTTCTATGAAGAAGCTCATACGCGTGTTGACCTTGGTGATGACTGGCGCTATTGGCTCAGCCATGGCGTTCGGTCCTCCGGAGTTAAGAGTACTCCGCGACACGATATGCGTTTCGACATCGTCGGAAACCTCCAATCTCTTTGCGATCAATTCGCACTGAGATTGCCACCATATTCACCCTTCTGTGAGGGGTGCGATACTGATGGGCCTTCTAACAAGGCAGGCTACAGACACGGGTCCGGTGCAGTATCTGAGGGCGGTTTATCTATAGATAAATATTCTATAGCTAACTTACCTCAGAAACTTATTAGGTACTTTGGAAAATATCATTTTCCTATAGCACCTAATGTATCTATACTTAACCATGAACCACCTAGCAGGATTCTTTGCGTCCCTAAAGACGCTAAGAAACCGCGTGTAATTGCTGCTGAGCCAAACTGGAATATGTTTGCTCAACAGAATTTACGCGGCTATCTTGAAAGGTTGACCAGGGATACTATCCCTGGCTTTATTTCCTTTAACGATCAAAGACCTTCTCAGGACTTTGCTCGTAGAGGAAGTATTGATTCTAGTATCGCAACAGTCGACTTGTCGAGTGCTAGCGATAGGTTAAGTTTATGGCTTGTTGAGAGAATGTTTAGGTTTAATCCTAATTTACTTTCAGCAATCCACGCCGTTAGGACTAGATGGTACAAAATCACCTACCCTAATGGAGATACAGAATATAGTCTTTTTAGAAAGGCTATATCCCAAGGTACTGCTATTACTTTCCCCCTTCAGTCGATTTGCTTTCTCTTGATTGCTCTCGCTTCCACTGGCGAGAAAGATCTCGATAAAGCAATCGCTAAAGGTAAAGGTAATATCCGGATATTCGGTGATGACATTTGTGTCAGAACCGAATGGTACGATAATCTAGTTCTTTTGCTTGAGTATTGCTTCTTAGAAGTTAATACTAGTAAGTCCTTCCACACTGGATTCTTTAGGGAATCCTGTGGCGGCGACTTCTATAAAGGTGACGATGTCACTCCTATCAAGCTTAAGTGCATAGATTATGCATCACCTAGGGGAATACAGAGTGCTAGGGATAGTTCTAACGAAGCCTTTGTTAAAGGTTTCTGGAATTTATCCGAACACTTGCGATCAGTCAGTAGGTCCCGTGAGGTTCCTATTGATGATATTAGATCCCCTAGTGGTCACGGCTATATCTCATTTGTCGGCCATGATTATCGCCATCTTAAAAGAAGGTATAATCCTAGTCTTTCAAATGTCGAATATAGATTCAATACCATCTCCACCAAGGAGAAGCTATTGAACCGTGACGGGAATAGTAGGCTGATGATGTTTTACCATCGTCGTCCTTACAGGTATGAGGATTACACATCCGACATACTTGGTATTCCCACCGTGCGAACTCGCACGGGGTGGACCTCCCTACCAAAAGGCACTTTTCGCGCCTTTAGGTAGTGGTGGTTAGGAATTTCTTTGAAATTCCTGTGGAGAAGCA